CGCCGCCGCGCTGGATATCAGCCGCGCCAAATTGCTGCGCCTTGTTCGTGACGGACTCGAAGTCACGCGGCAGGGGGAGCGGGTCTATGTCGATTTAGAAAAGGCTCAAGGTTGGATCGAGGTATTCGGCGCGCCAGACGCCCGGATGGCACCGACGCTGCACCCCGACGATCCGCGCTTCCGCCACCGTTTCGCCGCGACCCGCCTTGAGCGCCTCAACTTGGAACTGGCCGCCGGACACGTCGTTCCGGTCGATATTGCGGCCGAGCGCTTCGCAGGCGAGTTGCTGGCGTTGCGGGGCGCGCTGTTTGGTCTGCGGCACTCCTTCACCGAAACGGACCTTGCCGCGCCGGACTTCCCTAAGAAGCTCGCCACGGCGATTGGCGAGGCATTGGTCATCAACCTGACGATTGACGACCCGAAATCTTGGCCCGCACCGGGACCGCTTCCGACCGCGCCGTCCGCGCCTGATTTCACCGTCCGTGACGAAACGGTGTATTCGCCCCGATATCCCGACTCCGATCCGCGTCACGCCGCCGCCTCGCAGAAGGCCGATGCCACCGATGCTGCGTTGACCGCCTTCCGCGCGGCACATGAAACGTTGACCAAGGTCTTGGATTTGGCGCTCTTCCATTGCAGCGAAATCCGCGCCCGCCTTGGTGAGATTCCCGCGCGCCTGTCACCCGACGCCGACGATATAGCCGAAACACTGTCCGAAGAAATCATCGCGGCGCTGCGCGACCTGTCCGAAAGCCCAGCCGATGTGCTGCGGCGTCGGATGCGTGAAGTGCGGTGCGAGGTTCTGAATCCGCCCGCGCGCTTCGGCTGAAATGCCCAAACCGCCGATAGAGCAGCTTCGTTAATTGAATGGGGTATGTGCGGTTTGTGACCGTGCATCTGGAAAGGAACAGCCGATGCCCAAAAAGCCCGAAGAAGATGATGACGAAATAATCCACTGTGGCGGCACGCCCGAGGAGTTCGACGCGGCCTTTGAACGCGCGTACCAACGCCTGAAGCGCAAGACCGCGCAACCCGTCGATAAGGCGCACGGGCGCATCCGCCCGAAGTCGCAGGCGCGTTGCTGATATGGTCGCCCGCAAGAAGCCTACCGCTGCGAAAATGCCTGCGCCGAGTCCGGTCGCACAGCCCGGGCGCAGCACTGCCCGCAACTTCGATGCTGGCCACTCCGGCCGCCGGTTGCGTGCCATCCCGTCATCGACCGCCGCCATCAATACACAGATACGGACTTACGGTGGCACCGTCGTTGCGCGCTCGCGCTACCTCGCGGCGAACAATCCGTATGCGATGGCTGCGAAGGATGAATTTGTTTCAGCCCTTGTCGGGACGGGCATCAAGCCTTCGTCGCTGGCGGACGATCTGCGAGCGAAGAAGCTGATCCAAGAAACGTGGTTCGATTGGACAGACGAGTCGGACGCCAACAACCTCACCGATCTGTATGGATTGCAGGCATTGATAGGCAGTGAAATGTTCGAAGCGGGCGAATGTTTCGTGCGTCTGCATGACCGCACGGGATTGGGTTTGGTCGTCCCGCTTCAGTTGCAAATTCTCCCCTGCGAAATGCTGCCGACGTGGCACAACGAAGTGCTGCCCGGCGGCCGTCGCATTGAAATGGGAATCGAATTCGATGCGGTAGGCCGCCGTGTCGCATATCACTTCCTGCGCAATCACCCCGGCGAAACACAGATAGCCAACTTCGGCCCTTCGGATCGTGTGCGTGTACCGGCCGGTGAAGTCCTGCACCTATTCCGGCCAATCCGCGCCGGTCAGATTCGCGGCATCCCGCACACGCTGGCGGGCATCATCACGTTAGCGATGCTTGACCTATACGACGATGCCGAGCTTGAGCGTAAGCGCACGGCCGCTCTATTCGCCGCCTTCGTCAAGCGCCCGCGCGGTGATGAAGAGGAAGACCCGTTTGGTATTGCCAGCGAATTCGAACCGTCAGACTTCTCACTTGAGCCGGGCGCGGTTATCGATTTATTGGAAGGGCAAGAAATTTCGTTCGCAGAACCGGCGGACGTAGGCACGAACTACGAGTCATTTCAGTATCGCATGTTGTTGCGCGCCGCCGCAGGTTTCGGCGTGCCTTATGCCGCAATGACCGGCGACCTGCGGCAGACTTCATATGGTTCGATTCGGGCTGGTCTAGTGGCTTTCCGCCGCCGGGTTGAGGCCATGCAGCATAGCGTGATGGTGTTTCAGTTCTGCCGCCCCGTGTGGCAGCGCTGGTTCCTTGAGGCGGTGGCGGCCGGTGTCATCCCAAGCACATCCCGACGTGTCAAATGGATTGCGCCGAAGTGGGAGTGGATCGACCCGCTCAAGGATCGTCAGGCTGAAAAGCTTGCGGTCGACTCCGGCTTCAAGTCGCGAGGCGATGTGATCGAGGCAGAAGGCTACGATCCTGAACAGGTTGATGCTCGGATCAAGGCTGATCAGCAACGCGCCAGCGGACTCGGAATCAAGTTCATCACGTTGCCGTCGTCCATCATCGTTGCGCCGGACGATGAAAGGCCCACAGCGGATGAACTCGATTTTGGATAAGGAGATTTGAACATGCCAAGAGAAACGCCAATGCGATACGCGATTGGCACACGCGCTGAAATCGAAAGTCTTGTGGAAGTAGGTGACCATGAGAATTTTGCATTAGCTCAAACCGAAGAAGAGGAAACCCCTATGGTGATGTCGCACAAAGAACAGGTTGAGGCGTTGTGCAAGATGTTCGGAGACGAGTCGCTTGCCGACTCGTTCCTCCGCAAGAACATGACGCGCGGTGAAGTTATCAACCGTCTGCTTGATTTGAAGGAAGGCATCGCGAAGGTGACGCCCCGGCGCTACCCGGTTGCCAAGACCGAACACGCCGAAAATTTCGAAGAGTTCGCGAACGCCAATTCCAAGAAGTACTTCGCGCGTCGGGCAGGGCGTAAAGATGGGACGTAATATAGGCATTACCTCGCGTCCTAACTCGGCACGCGGATTTGCTGCGCGTTTTTACAACCGCAGCGAATTCATCGCGATCCTGACGCTCATTCCGCCGCCCGTAGACTTCGGCGTGATCAACTTCAGCCTCGACGCGGAGTTCATCGCGGAGCCGACTATTGTTCTGGAGTTGTCGGCAACATTCGAGTGCGACGATGGTGTTTCGTTCGGTCTAGTGGTTGCAATGAGCTAGCAGGAGATTTGCCAATGAGCATCGAGTCAATAGTCCGGCCGTTTGTTGCACGCGACGTTACACCGCCGCGCCGCGTCGTCACGGAACAGGCGAGCGAACCGGATACGATCCGTTTGGAAATCGGCCGCAAGGGCGGCAATGTGAAGACGTTGAGCGGTAGTTATTCCGAAACGCGCACATTTTATGTGGATGGAAAACAGAAGGAGGTTGACCGCAAAGAAACGCCGAAGCGCATCACCAATCCGAACGACCCGTCGCAATATGTGGATGTGAAGCAGCTTGACGAAATGAACGTTCGCTTCGCCAGCGGTCGCGAGGGATGGCAGAATGTGAACTACAAGTTCAAGAATCCTGAAGCGGGCAACTAGGCAAAACCCAATGACTCCCGATCAAATGTTGCTTGAAGCGCTAAAGGCGCATTTTCGCTCCATCGTCAAAAACGGCGGCAACGCACTACTCGCCCTGCTGTCAGATGATGAAATTCGTCTGACATTTTCGAATAGCGAAGTCGTGTACGTTGCGTGGCCAGATGCAAATATCTGGACGGGCTTTCAACTCATGCCGATCAAGGGTTGGGAGAAGGCGAAAGCGCCCGGCGCGGGTTCGATGTTGAGCACGACGTTGCCGTGTCCCGATGAAGCGACCGCGTTAGATTGGCTCGCACTCTACGGCGATCCGGATATGTTGCCCGTTCGCCTCTTCAAACCAAGCAAGGCGACGCGGCACTGACGCGAAAACTGTTTTGAAAACAGAATCGGAAACTGTTTTAGAGCAGTTTTTATAGTAAATTCAATGACTTAGTTGACTTTTGCCTTTGCCCGGCGTAGAAGGTGCGCCGGGACGGGAAAAGGAGCCTGACACATGGCTAAGAAAGTTAGAAAGTTTCGCCTGCCGACGAAGAGCCAAATGCGGCACACGCCTCTTCACGACATTAAATCGGGTGTGCAAGCGTTGATGACCGAATGGCTAGAAGCGCGCGGCCTTAACGAAGAATACGCGGATGGCGTTGCCGACGCGGTGATGCAGAATGTCGAGAATTTTATAGAAGAGAAGCTTGCACCGATTCACAGCCTCGCGAACGGGATGGCAAATTTCGAAGCGGCGTGACAACGAACAAGCCCGGCGCGAATGCCGGGCTTAATCTATTTCGGCGTTTGGTTGCCTGAGAATTACAGAGACGCAACCTTGCATATGAAACCATCGATTGCTGAACAGATCGCGACCGCTAAAGCCGGACTGAACGCGCTCAAATCTGGCAAAGGAATTCGGATAGGAAACTCTTATCCGATTTCCGATGAAGATGCTGCCGAACAGATCGCCGCGCTGGAAAAGGTCATCAGAGAACTTGAAGACAGCGCGGAGAAAATTTCAACGGCAGATATCCATCCTAACTTCTTCAAAATAGAAAAGGCGTGGTGGAATTGGGTCAATAAGAATTGCCTATTTACGACTGCCAGAGCGCGCGGACGCTGGATGAGTGCAAACACGTTTGAGTATGAAGGTACGACGTGGACTCGAGATTATTTGCCGTTGAAGTCGAATTCTGGAAAGAATGTGGTTGATAGTTCGATCATTTTTCACGGTGCTGACGGCC